GCCGAAATCGTCATGTCGGGCAACAAGCCTGAGCATTACCTCGGAACCAAGTACGAAGACCAAGTGCTGACGCAGGAACTGATTGACGACAAACTCAAGCCCGCGCTGGCGGCGCTGGATCAGATTGACCCGAACCAGGAGATGGAAATTGAAGCCGAGACAAGCGTTAACTTTGGTGACCTATTACCTGGCGTGTTTGGCAGCACCGATCTCATTGGCCGCATCGGCAATCGGGCTGTTGTCCTTGATTGGAAATTTGGTGATGGCGTAGCCGTGGAAGTCGAGGAAAACCCGCAACTGCTGTTCTACGCCGCTGCGGCCATGCGAACACCCGCCGTCCAGTGGGCGTTTGAGGGTGCAACCGAGATTGAGATGGTCATTGTCCAGCCGCCCGCTGTCAAGCGGTGGGTGACAACGCCCGAGCGCGTCGCAGCGTTCGAGTTGGAACTGGTGCAGGCCGTCAAGGCGTCCGAGAAGCCCAACGCCAAGCTGGAAGTGGGCGACCACTGCCGCTGGTGCGCCGCCAAGCCGGTGTGCCCGCAGATGACCGGCGCTGTAGATCGCGCGCTGCAAAGCAAACTGCAAGCCATTGACACTCAGATGCTGGGGTCGTACTTGGCCAACGCTGATCTGCTGGAGCAATGGATTACCGACCTGCGGGCGCTGGCGTTTGCTATGCTGGAGTCCGGCACGCCCGTGCCGGGCTACAAACTGGTGGCCAAACGGGCCACACGATCATGGACTGACGAGGAGAAGGCCAAGGCCGAACTACTTAAAAGTCTTCCCGAATCTGAAGTGGTGGAGATGTCCGTAATCTCTCCGGCCAAGGCTGAGAAGGCGCTCAAAAAGCGCAAGATCGGCCTGCCGGGTGATTTGGTCGTCGCCATCTCGTCAGGTAACACTTTGGCCAGCGTGGATGACCCACGCCCCGAGGTGATCTTGTTGGGCAAGCAATTAACCGCTGCCCTTTCTAAACTGCAATAAAGGAACTTTATGTCCAATCTAGTAGCGTTCTCTCAAGCGGGCTTGCCCGCAGTCTCCACCCTCGCAACTTCCCTGCGGGCAATCCAATCCGACGTAGGCCCAGCCGGTACTGTCATCCTCAAGATGGACAAGACCGGCCACTGGGTGTTCGGCGCGGATCAGACCGAAGTGGAAGATGACAGCACCTGGGCGGTCAATCCTTTCTCGTTTGTCCACGGCTTTATTGCTTGGGGCGACGGTGAAGTGTTGGGTGAAAAGATGGTGCCTGTATCTCAACCCTTGCCGGAACTGGACGGTGCGCCGCCAGCAGCCAAAAAGGGCTGGGAGACACAGGTGGGTATGTCGTTGAAGTGCATCAACGGCGAAGACAAGGGCATGGAAGCCCGCTTTACGACCACCTCGGTGGGTGGTAAGCGCAGCGTTCAGGCTCTTGCCGTGGCTTTGGCAGATCAGGTCGACAAAGACCAATCCAAACCCGTGCCGGTCGTGCGTCTCAAGAAGGAGCATTACCAGCACAAGTCGTATGGCCGGATTTTTACGCCGGTCTTCGAGGTCGTGGATTGGGTTTCTCTCGACGGTGAACCCGAAGCACCGAAAGCAGAAGAAGCTGCCCCGAGTCGTCGTCGTCGCGTAGCGGCCTAATGACTCTCTGGGTTGACTTTGAAACCCGTAGCGCCTGCGACCTAAAAGTCGCGGGCGTTTACAACTACGCGCAGCACGGGACAACTGAAGTGCTGTGTATGTCCTACGCCTTCGACGACGAGGGCGTTCAGACGTGGTTGCCCGACCAGCCGTTCCCGCAACAGGTCGCAGACCATAAGGGCTTGATCTACGCCCACAACGCCGCTTTCGAGCGCCTAATTTTTTGGTACGTGTTGGGAATCAATTTTAATTTGGAGCAGTTCTACTGCACAGCAGCACAGGCCCGCGCCAATTGCGCCCCTGGCTCACTTGAAGACGTGGGCCGCTTCGCTGGCGCGTCCATGAAGAAAGACCATCGCGGAGCGCAGCTAATCCGCAAGATGAGCGTGCCGCCCTACGAAGAATCGCCCGAGTTAACCGCCGAGATGGTGGCCTACTGCGAACAGGACGTGCGGGCCATGCGCGCTATCAGCAAGGCCATGCGGCCATTGTCCGCGCAGGAGTTAGGCGACTACCACGTCAACGAGCGCATAAACGACCGTGGTGTGCTGGTGGACGTAGACCTGTGCCGCGCTGCGGTCAAGTACGCCAGCGCCGAATTAATCGAAATCCAAGACATCGTGGCCGAAGTGACCGAAGGCGCGATCACCAGCGTGCGGTCGCCGAAGATGCGCGATTGGGTTTACGACCGCGTGGACGACGAAGCCCGCAAGCTAATGCAGAAGGACGGCAAGGTCAGCATCGACAAGACCGTCCGGTTTAATCTACTCAATTGTGATGGAGTGCCCCCCGATGTACAAGAAGTCATCCAATGCGCCGACGACCTATGGGCGTCGTCGGTTGCGAAGTTCAGCCGCCTTGCACAGCTATCAGATGAAGAGGATGGCCGAGTTCGCGGCGCATTCGTCTTTGCTGGAGGCAGCGCAACAGGCCGAGCATCCAGTTATGGCGCGCAAGTGCACAACTTTTCACGAAGATGCGCCGTGGCCCCCGGAGATGTACGAACTGCAATGGTCAGAGGCCACGCCATTGTCCCTAAGTTTGGAAAACGTGTCACTGATGTCCTTCGAGAAATGCTTCGACCCGCGCTGATACCGGCCAAGGGTAAACACCTAGTCGTCGCCGATTGGGCCGCCATCGAAGCCAGGGTAAACCCTTGGTTGTCCGGCAAGGGCGACGCCAAGCTGGCGTTGTTTGCGTCCGGCGAGGACGTGTACAAAGTCAACGCCAGCGCGACGTTCCACGTCCCCGTGGCCGACGTGACCAAAGACCAGCGCCAAATCGGCAAGGTTCAGGAACTGGCTTGCGGCTTTGCCGGTGGCGTCGGGGCGTTTGCCGCGATGGGCCGCATCTACGGGATTACCCTACCCGAGTCCGACGCCCGCCGCATGGTGGACGGGTGGCGTAGGGCAAACCCTTGGTCTGTGCCGTACTGGCAGGACCTAGAATCAGCCTACACCCGCGCCATGCGGAACAAGGGCAAAGAATTCGGGGCAGGCCGCGTGACGTATATGTTCGACGGCCAGCACCTGTGGTACGCCCTACCGTCTGGCCGCGTCTTGTGCTATCCCTACGCCCGTCTTGAATCCGAAGGTATCACCTATGCCAAGGCTGCTTGGAAGCCCGCCGCTGACGCTACCGAATGGCCCCGCGCCCGTTTGTGGAAAGGGCTTGCCTGCGAGAACATCACCCAGGCTGTGGCCAATGACTTGCTGCGCCATTCGCTGCGCCAGCTTGACGACGTGGTTCTGCACGTCCACGACGAAATTGTGATTGAAACCGCGACGCCCGACCCTGATGCGTTGCGCTCAATCATGTGCACCCCGCCCGACTGGGCCAAGGGTTTACCCCTAGACGCTGAAGTCTCAATCATGGAGAGATACGGAAAATGAATTTCTTAGACTACTTGGCCAACATCGCGCCCGAGGGCGAGACCATCCTGTTCGTGCGGCAAAAGCCCATTCTCGCTAACGGCGAGTTGCAGTTCCATATGGATGGCGCAATCAAGTGCACTTGGCCTGCGTACCTGCCCAACAAGTGGAAGGCCGACCAAGCGTGGTACTGCAACACCGGCTGTTTCATCATCGACCGATTTGAGGCCGGTCGCCCGTCCGCCCGCGCCGATAACTGTGAGCGTGTGGCGTTCCTCGTGCTGGACGACGTGGGCACGAAAGCCAAAGTCCCGCCCATCGCCCCGACGTGGATCATGGAGACTTCGCCCAGCAATTATCAGTACGGCTACACGTTCGCCCTGGACGACCAGCCCATGAAGGGCGACTTCGCCGCCGCTATCGTGGCCATCGCCGATGCGGGCTACACCGACGGCGGGGCCATCAACCCCGTGCGTAACTTCAGACTCCCCGGCTCGCTCAACCTGAAACCTGGGCGTGAGCGCTTCGCGTCCCGCTTGGTCGAGTTCTACCCTGATCGTGAGTTTTCCCTTAGAACTATCTGCGACGCCCTGGGCGTGACGCCGAACCCCGCCGACACCGCGACCGTGCGCCCGATCCGCCTGACCGACGACGGTGGCGACGACGTGCTGGCGTGGGCCGCGTCCCGTGGCGATCTGCTGGAGCGTGGCAATGCCGCTGGCTGGTGGGGCGTCGTGTGCCCCAATCACGGCGAACACAGCGACGGTAACCCGATGGGCCGTTACAACCCAGTCAACCGCGCCTACTGCTGCCTGCATGAGCACTGCGCCGATTGGGACAGCGAAGCGTATCTTGATTGGGTCGAACAGCAGGGTGGGCCGTCGCGCGCCCACGGCTTGCGTGATGAGTTGCTGGCCGCCGTGATGGACGGCGCGCTATCCAAACTGGCTCCGACACCTGAATTTCCGAACGATGCCGCCGAGGTCATCGCCGCCGTAGAGCAGCGTGAGCTTGGCCGGATTGAGAAATCGCAGTGGTACGAGCGATTCGCGTACATCCAGGACGACGACGCCTACTTCGATATGCAAGACCGCCGCGAACTGTCGCGTGGTACGTTTAACGCCCTTTTCCGGCACATTCGCTGCGTATCCATTCGTGACCAGGGCGGCAAGCGTCAGGTTGAAGCGTCCATATCGTTCGACGAGAACCGCCAAGCCAAGGGCGCGAAGGCCTTGGTCGGCATCACCTACGCTGCGGGCGGCGCGGTGCTAGTATCCCGTGAGGGCTTGGTCTACGGCAACCGCTGGCGCGACGCGCGCCCCGCGCCCGTTCCGGGTGACGTGGGGCCGTGGATGCGCCACCTGGAGCGCATGGTTCCGATAGACTTTGAGCGTGAGCACTTGCTGAACGCCCTTGCCCATAAGGTGCAATTCCCCGGCCATAAGATCAACCATGCAATCCTGATGGGCGGCTCGCCGGGCTCCGGTAAGGACACCCTCTTCGCCCCATTCTTTTGGTCGATTGGTGGCAAGGGCAAGGCCAATTGCTCCCTCGTGAAATCCGAAGACCTGAGTTCGCAGTGGGGCTATGCCCTCGAATGCGAAGTGATGGAGATCGCCGAACTGCGCCAGACCGAGGCCCGCGACCGCCGGGCACTGGAAAACGTCTTGAAACCCATCATCGCCGCCCCGCCCGAACTGCTCCCCGTGAACCGCAAGGGTTTGCACCCGTACATGGCCCTTAACCGTGTGTTCGTGGTGGCATTCTCAAACGAGCGTGCGGCCATTAGCATCCCTTCCGAGGATCGCCGCTGGTTCTGCCTATGGGCCGAGGCCGACCGCCTGCCGGAGGCGGAGGCCGTGTCCTTGTGGAACTGGTACGAACACCGTGGCGGCTTTGCGGCCGTGGCCGCGTATCTGATGTCGCGTGACGTGTCAGCGTGGAACCCATCGGCCCCGCCGCCAATGACCGAAGCCAAAGCCATCATGGTCGAGCACGGCATGAGCGGCGCGGAATCCTTCCTCGTGAACATGATCAGGGGCCGCGCCCGTGCGTTCGCTGGCGGCGTGATTGGCGCGCCATTTTTCGCAGTGTGCGACGAACTGCAACATTTTGCGCCCCCTGGCGTGAAAGTAGTACCCGCCGCGCTCATGCACGCGCTCAAGGAGGCGGGCTGGATTGACATGGGCCGCCTTGCGTCCCGTGAGTACCAAACGAAAAAGCATATTTTCTGCGCGCCTGATCTAGCGGACAAGTGGACACGCTCAGACCTGCGCCGCGCCATAGAAAAAGCCCCCGAAGGGGCTGGATCATAGGTTTAAAAGGATCGCCAGCAGCGCGGCCACTAAGGCCGCAAATAATGCGATCATGGTGGCGTCATGTTGTAGAAATAGATCGCCCACGGGATAGACAACACTGTCGCCACCGCGAGCGCCTCGAGCGCGCGCCGGATCACAGCATCCCCCGCACGGTGGCGAGCGCGTCTAAGTATTCGTCGCTGTCCAGCCCGTAGGTTTCGACCGCGTTAATTAGTACGCCGACAGCATCCTCTAGATTTTCTAGGCGCGCGAGTAGCATCTGGGTGGTGCGGTCGCCGACCATGTAGGCGGCGCGTTCGGATTCTCCGTGTGGCATATAAGGGCGCAGGGCTGCTGCAATAGTAGGATGCATGATAGGGTACTCCAGTTTAGATTATGGCCAAGGATAGCCCGCAAGCCCTGCGCGCAAGGCTTGCAGATAGCCCTCAGATATATTCGCCGCGCACGGCGTCATTCCATCCCCGGTTATATTCCCGGTTTTTAGCGTGACGCCGGTCATAGCCCGCGCCGCTGTGAGCGTCCTGGTAACCCTCAAGATAGTAGTTCATGGTCAGAACTCCGAGTTATAGACTACGGCGCCCGCGTCGGTGACGCCGATAACTTGGGTCTTTTCGCTTAGGTATTCGAGCACGGCGTCGAGGGCTTCGCCGTCGTCGAGGCCATCGACGTCAACGTCGTACTGGTCAGCGATATACGCGGGCATATCCTCGGAAAACGCGCAGCAGATAGCGATAACGTCAAGTTCTTGATCCGGGTCAACGTCGTCGAAGTAGTCGAAAAGCATACCCAGGGCGTCATAACTGAATTGATCCGACCGGTTAGCGGCGCGGAAAGCATCCCGAAAAGCGTATACGTTGATTGTCTTATACATGGTGAACTCCAGTTTAGGTTAGTGGCTAGCGACAATGCAAGCCCGCAAGCGGCCATTGTGGCCGCTTGCAGAGTGCACTATTAGCAGGTGCCCACCCAAGGCGCGACCGGATTAGACCCGCCTGCGCGCACGGGCATCACAAAGACTTGCAGGTCATCATCTATCGCGCAGTGGCCTACGCTGTTGCCGTTCTGATTGACATGGTAAAGCGACTTGTTGCCGTGATACTCGCGCGCAGCTTTCTGCACAGTCGCCGAATAATCCGGGTCAAAGTACGCTTGTTCGCCAGTCTGAGGCGCGCGGATCACGCGGCGCCAGTCCGGATACCGCCCGTCAACGGCCTGCACCGTCACTTCGCTCGCGCCCGTCTTGATTGTCACCTTGGGGCCGTCGACGTCGAGCGTTATGAAGTCCAATTTGTTGCCCTTGATAGCGGCGCTCAAGTGATCCGACCCGACAATGACGCTCGCCGGGGCTTGCGCCTGAGTGTCAATACGCGCAACGGCGAGAAAGTGGCCGTTAGTGGCCACTGCAAAAGTTCCGGTCTCGCCCTGCTCGATCTGCACGCCTTGCAGATAGTAGCGAATGTCTTTCTTTGCGGCGAAGTGCAGCAGGGCCTTGATTGTCTTGATCTGAATTGAAACTTGCATGATAGGGTACTCCAGTTTAGGTTAGTGGCTGAGAGCCAGCCCGCAAGCGGCCTGAGCAGGCCGCTTGCAGAAAGCTCTTATTTCAAAAATTCAGGGTTGAACAATACGCTGTTTGCCAGCGCGACGGCCAGTATTTCGCGCTGGCTTTTGGCGCTGCGCGCGCTGCGATACAGCGCGGACAATGCGCGCGCCAGGTAATCGGGGCCTAGGCCAGCGGCGCTGTAGCGGATCGCTGTAGCTATTTCGCGGTTTTCTGATTGTGTCATGGTCGTTTACTCTATTGCATGGCGATGTTGCCACGTAGCTATTGTAAGGGATTGTTTTACAATTATTCACTCTTTAGTTGCGATTTTCACATAAATAGTTGGAGAATCGTTAGGATTGGCAAATTGTCGGTGGCGCTGTTGGCACGGCCAATTATGCGCCGGTCATTGGAGAGCGCTCTGCTATTGGCTATTTTGTCATGTACTTATAACCCTGAAAAAATGTATATATATTATGTGAAGTAATGGGTATAGGGTAAACCCGTACGTATATTTGGCCAGCGACTGAAAATGGGCGGAAACATGGCCCACATGACCCACAAATGACCGCACGTGCCAACATGGCCACGCGCACCAGGCGCGCTGCACTGGCGCATATGTTGGCTATGTTGGCTATCAAAAAACAATAGCCAACATAGCCAACATCTTCCATGTTTGCGGCCCGATGTTGTGGGCATAGCCAACATTGCCAACACAACTAAACTTGTAGTGTGGTGGCCGGTGGCTTTGTGCCTGGGAGGGAGGGGGGAGGGCCCTGGCCAAGGGCCAACGGTAACGGAGCCTTCACGAACAAATTTTTTTAATATAAAATTCCAGCACACGCCCCCGGCGCAGGAGAACCAATGTTCCAATCACTGCCACTGACCATTCGCAAAGTCGAAGCGACTGAATCGCGCTTGCAGTCAATCTACGACGCTGCCAAGCTAGGACTCAAAGGCGACACGCTTGCCCTGGCGTCAGGGATGCGACCCGACGAGTACCGCCAACTATGCCAACTTGACCCACTGGCCGAAATGGCCGCAATCAAAGGCAAAGCCGACGGCGAACGCGAGATGGCCAACATCCTGCACAACGCTGCGCGCGAGGGCGACGCCAAAGCGGCGTTGGAAATCCTCAAGCATCAGCACGGCTGGGTGGCCAAACAATCCATCTCGGTTGACATCGACCAACGTATATCCATCACGCAAGCGTTGCACGACGCAGAGTTGCGTGTAATTGAGGTTGTAGATGCAATCGACCAAATACAGCGCTGAAGACGAGCAGGAACTAATGGCGCGTCTGTGGACGCCGCGCATTAAGGACGACCCGCTGGCGTTTGTAGCCCTAGTGTTTCCGTGGGGCGTCAAGGGTACGCCGTTGGAAAACTTCAAAGGGCCGCGCAAGTGGCAGCGCGAAGTGCTGCAAGACATTGCCGCGCACATCCAAGCGAACAAGGGACAGATTGACTACGCGGTGCTGCAAGAAGCCATTTCGTCAGGACGCGGTATTGGCAAGTCGGCGCTAGTCAGTTGGATCACAATTTGGATGTTGTCCACGCGGATTGGTTCGACGACCATCATCTCTGCTAACTCAGAATCTCAACTCCGGTCAATCACCTGGGCCGAGATCACCAAGTGGCTGGCAATGGCGCTAAACAGTCATTGGTTTGAAGTAAGCGCCACCCGGCTGATGCCTGCTAAATGGCTGACCGAATTGGTCGAGCGCGACTTGAAAAAGGGCACACGATATTGGGGTGTGGAGGGCAGGCTCTGGTCAGCGGAAAACCCTGACGCTTACGCGGGTGTGCATAACTTCGACGGGGTGCTGGTGGTGTTCGACGAAGCCAGCGGTATTGACGACTCTATCTGGGCGGTGACCAGCGGGTTCTTCACGGAGAACACGCCCAACCGTTTCTGGCTGGCGTTCAGCAACCCGCGCCGCAACACGGGGTACTTCTACGAGGCGTTCAACAGCAAGCGGGATTTCTGGAAAACCAAGGTGGTTGACGCGCGCACAGTCGAGGGTACAGACAAGCAGGTTTACGAGCGCATCATCCAGGAATATGGGCCGGAGTCTAGTCAGGCGCACGTCGAGGTGTACGGTATGTTCCCCAACGCGGGGGATGATCAGTTCATACCGGCGGACGTGGTGGACGCGGCCATGAAGCGTGAGAAGTACAAGGACAACAGCGCGCCTATCATCATCGGCGTCGATCCGGCGCGGTTTGGCGCAGACGCGACGGTCATCGCGGTGCGGCAGGGGCGGGATATTGTCAACATCGCACGGCACCGGGGCGACGACACTATGACGGTGGTCGGGCACGTCATTGAGGCCATTGAGGAATATAAACCGGCGCTGGTGGTGATTGACGAGGGTGGCTTGGGCGCAGGGATTGTCGACCGGCTCAAGGAGCAACGGTACAAGGTCAAAGGTATTAACTTTGGGAACAAGGCTAAAAACCCGATTATGTACGGCAATATGCGGGCGCAGATGTGGGGTGAAATGAGGGAGTGGCTGAAATCTGCTAGTATCCCCAGCGACAGGTTCTTGAAGACGGATTTGATTTCGCCTATGATGAAGCCTGATTCACGCGGAACAATCTTCTTGGAGAGCAAGAAAGAAATGAAAGCACGCGGTCTTGCATCGCCCGACGCAGCGGACGCTATATGCGTTACGTTCGCGTTTCCCGTGGCGCACCGCGAGTATACTGAACCCGCCCGCCGGATAAACGCGCAGGGCAACAGCGTATCAACTTCATGGATGGGGTCTTAGTATGGCAAGCAAACCTGGGCTTTACGCCAACATTCACACCAAGCAAGAGCGCATTGCGGCTGGCTCCAAAGAGAAGATGCGTAAGCCTGGTACGCCAGGCGCTCCTACCGCCAAAGCATTCAAAGAATCGGCCAAGACGGCCAAGAAGGGTAAGTAATGCCTTTAGTTAAGTCAAAATCACCCGAGGCTTTCCGTAAGAACGTGAAAGCCGAAGTGGCCGCCGGTAAGCCGGTGGCTCAAAGTGTTGCAATCGCATACGCAGTTAAACGCGCGGCGGCAAAGACCCCTGCTGCAAAACGTTCCAAATAGGCCTCATGCGCTCTTCAACTTCAACTTTTTGGTGCGCTGCATTTGACAGCACGGCTAAATTTTCTAGCCGGTTATCATGCGAATTACCGTTGATGTGATGAACATGTTCCCACGAAGCCAATTTTCTGCCCAAATGCTGCTCCATAAGGTGCCTATGGACACGCACTTGTTTTCCATTTACAGTCATAGTTTTGTAAGTATGCTTTGGCTTATCAGTAGGTTGAAAACGAAGATGCGCAAATTGTTCCAAATGTTCTTTTGCCAAACACGAACGGGAACAATATTTTGCTTTTTCAGCCCTGTAAGGCGGAACATAGTACTCAGCCTTGCAACATTGGCAAATTTTGTTTACGCCGGTGGGATGTCCATAATTAGGCATACGCTACTCCAATACACGTTGTTATTGCGTAGTGTAACACAAAAGGTAAGAAATAATGGCTGATTACACCGGCATAGCCGCCGCAGGCGCAGTATCCAACGGCGGCGGTCAGAAGGACACCGAGTCCAACATCTTGGCGACTGCCCGCAGCCGCTTGGATATGGCGATTGGCGCGTTGTCTGAGTCCCGCGAGGATGAGATTGACGATCTGAAGTTTTACGCCGGTTCGCCTGACAACCATTGGCAGTGGCCTGCCGACGTGCTGGCTACGCGCGGCGCGGTGCAGGGGCAAACTATTAACGCTCGCCCTTGCTTGACTATTAACAAACTGCCGCAGCACGTCCGGCAAGTAACCAATGACCAACGCCAAAACCGCCCAAGTGGCAAGGTTATTCCTGCCGATGACAAAGCCGACATCGCAGTCGCAGAAGTCTTCAACGGCATGGTGCGGCACATTGAGTACATCTCGGACGCTGATGTCGCTTACGACACGGCCTGCGAAAACCAAGTCTCCTACGGCGAAGGCTACATCCGCATCCTGACGGAATACTGCGACGCAGATACGTTTGACCAAGACATCAAGATTGGGCGCATTCGTAACAGCTTTAGCGTCTACATGGACCCGACGATTCAAGACCCGTGCGGGTCTGATGCCAAGTGGTGTTTTATCACCGAGGACATCACAAAAGCAGATTACGAACGGATGTATCCTGATTCCGCGCCTATCACAACCCTGCAATCGCTGGGTGTAGGCGATCAGAATTTGTCCCAGTGGCTCAACGAAGACACTATCCGTATTGCGGACTACTACTACGTTGACTATGACCGCGCTACGCTGAATCTGTACCCTGGTAATGTGACTGCTTTTGAGGGTTCGCCTGAAGACAAGCTGCTAAAAGACCATTTTGGCGAGCCAGTCAAAAAACGCAAGTCCGACAGGCAAAAAATCAAGTATTGCAAGATCAACGGCTACGAAATCTTGGAAGAGCGCGAGTGGGCGGGTAAGTACATACCCGTAGTTCGCATTGTCGGCAACGAATTTGAAGTTGATGGCCGTTTGTATGTGTCGGGTCTTGTGCGAAACGCCAAAGACGCGCAACGGATGTACAACTATTGGGTGTCTCAAGAGGCAGAAATGCTGGCTTTGGCTCCAAAAGCGCCATTTATTGGCTATGGCGGCCAGTTTGAGGGCTACGAAAACCAGTGGAAGACCGCAAACACGACAAATTGGCCGTATTTGGAGGTAAACCCTGACGTAACCGACGGTTCCGGCAGCATTCTGCCGTTGCCCCAACGCGCCCAGCCTCCGATGGCATCTAGCGGGCTGTTGCAGGCCAAAGCTGGCGCGTCCGAGGACATCAAAGCGTCAACCGGCCAATACAACGCTTCTTTGGGCATGACATCCAACGAGCGCTCAGGAAAAGCGATTCTTGCGCGTCAGCGTGAGGGCGATGTAGGCACTTACCACTACGGCGACAACTTGGCTCGAGGCGTGCGACACATCACGCGCCAGTTGGTTGACCTGATTCCTAAGATTTATGATACCCAGCGGGTAGCGCGAATCATTGGCGAGGATGGCGAAACCGATATGGTCAAAATTGACCCGATGCAAGCTGAGCCGGTAAAAAAGATTGTCAATCAAGAAGGCATTGTCATTGACAAGATTTACAACCCATCCGTTGGCAAATACGACGTGGTGGTGACCACCGGCCCAGGTTATGCCACCAAGCGCCAAGAGGCGTTGGAAGCAATGGCGCAGTTGCTGCAAGGCAACCCGCAGCTATGGCAGGTGGCTGGCGACCTGTTTGTGAAGAACATGGATTGGCCTGGCGCTCAGGAAATGTCCAAGCGTTTTGCCAAGACGATTGATCCCAAGCTGATGCAGGACGGTGATAAGCCGCCTGAGTTGCAGGCCGCCGAGCAGCAAATCCAGGCGATGGGCCAAGAGATGGAGCAGATGCACCAAATGATTATCAACGCTGGCAAGTCGATTGAAGCGCAGGATATGCACCGCAAGGACTTTGAGGCGGAGGTCAAGGCGTATCAGGCTGAGACCCAGCGTATTTCAGCAGTGCAGGCATCCATGTCGCCCGAGCAAATTCAAGACATCGTGCTAGGCACCGTGCATGGCATGATTACTTCCGGCGATCTGGTCAACGAGATGCCTGGACGCGATATGGATACCGGCCCTGAGATGCCAATGGAAGGCATGGAAATGCAACAAGGAATGCCACAATGATGTACAAAGCAGCAGATTTTGTAGGAATGCTATTCCTCGCCCGTGATGTCGCGCATAGCGTCCATCTCAACACGCGCAGCTATTCCAAGCACGTTGCGTTAAACACCTTTTATGACGAAATCATTGACCACGCCGACGCATTTGCTGAAGCCTACCAAGGCCGTCACGGCCTAATGGGGCCAATCACATTGCACTCGGCTACCAAGACGGCCAACATCATTGATTTTCTGCAAGGTCAGCTAGATGACATTGAAAAATGCCGGTATGACGTTGTGGACAAGTCCGATTCCTCGCTTCAGCAGTTGATTGACAATATCATTGAGTTGTACCTGTCCACGCTGTATAAATTGCGATTCTTGGCATGACCATTACCGTAACCCACTCAACTGCGGCTGATTCGTCATTCAGCGCAACCGGCGCGGCTGCTTGGAACGCAAACCATTCGTTTACCGGCCTTTTGGATGTTGCTAATGGCGGCACTGGCACGGCCACACCGGCGTTGGTAGCTGGCGCAAACGTCACCATTACCGGCACTTGGCCTAATCAAACGATTGCGGCTGCTAGTGAAACCGGCACTGTTAGTTCTGTTTCTGTGGTTTCTGCAAATGGATTTGCCGGAACTGTGGCAAATGCTAGTACAACGCCTGCTATCACTGTTAGCACCAGCATTACTGGCGTATTGAAGGGTAATGGCACAGCGATTTCTGCTGCGTCTGCTGGAACTGACTACCAAGCGCCTATTACGCTCACAACGACCGGCACGTCGGGAGCAGCTACCCTTGTTGGCGCTACCCTCAATATTCCTCAATATTCTGGTGGCGGCGGTGGGTCTGGAACAGTTACATCTGTAGCTGCTACTGTGCCAGGATTTTTATCGGTAACTGGAAGCCCGATTACGACTAGCGGAACGCTTGCAATCAGCTACTCTGGTACGGCATTGCCGATTGCCAATGGCGGTACAGGCTTAACGACAACGCCAGCCAACGGCGAATTGGACATTGGCAATGGTACAGGGTTTACCCGTACAACTTTAACCGCTGGTTCCAACATCACCATCACCAATGGCGCGGGTTCTATCAGCATTGCTGGTAATGCAGGAACGGTCACTAGTGTTGGATTCACAGGTGGCTTGCTTTCTATTGCGAATGCAACAACAACCCCAGCCATCACGGTTGCTGGCACGTCCGGTGGCATCCCGTACTTTTCAAGCACTAGCACTTGGGCTACATCGGCGGCACTCGCTGCAAACGCTTTGGTGGTCGGTGGAGGCGCTGGAGCAGCACCAAGCACCGTGACTACTGGCACAGGCGTTGTGACCGCGCTAGGCGTGAATACAGGCTCTTCCGGTGCATTCATGGTGCAGGGCAGCGCCATCATTTCAACTTCCACGGTCAATGACAGCGCAGGCACTGGTTACACCATTGGCTATCGGCAGATGCCGCAGAACAGCCAGACAGGTGCGACTTACACATTGGTGTTGGCAGACGATGGCAAGCACATCTATCTGAACACCGGATCAACCAACACGATTACTGTACCCACTAACGCATCCGTGGCGTTTGCCATTGGAACGGTTATCACCGTGGTAAACGGCAACAGCGGTGTTTGCACTATCAGCGGGCCAACAAGCGGGTTGCAGCTTGCCAATGGCGCGGCGGCGACAACTCGGTCAATAGCAACCAAGGGTATGGCGACCATGATTAAAGTGGCTACCGACCTTTGGTATGTTTCCGGCGCGGGGGTAACCTGATGTCAGGTTTTGCTGGCGCTTTGTTTAGTCAATATACATCTGCTGGCGGCACAGGCGGCAGCATTGCGCTTAATGGAACAAGCCAGTATTTGACAGCTACTGCCGCCCAAAGTCCGCCAACGCTGGGCAACAATATTTTTACCATTGAGTGTTTTGTTAGGTTTACCGCACTTCCAGGCAGCAGCAGTTTTGCTAATATTTGTAACCAACAGGGCAATTTTCGGCTTTTTCTTGAGGGCACTAGTAATGCGCTATCTGTTTGGCAAGGTGCCAGCCCAAAATGGGTGACCGTTGCTACAGGCATTACAACTAACACTTGGTATCACATTTGCGTTATGCGTAGCGCTACTGGCTCTACAACTACGGTATGCGACATCTATGTTAATGGCGTAAAACAAACCAAAACAACCAACACCACGACCGCAATTACTTATACTAGTACTGGTATGATTGTTGGTGGTGAAACAGCAAATTACCGATTAAACGGTGTAATGACTAACTATCGTATGGTAGTCGGGACGGCGGTTTACGCTGTTGCAGGATTTACTCCACCGACCGCGCCGCTGACCAACATCACAAACACAAAGCTGTTGCTGCTGGCGACAAACGCCGGGACATTTACGAACGACAGCAGCACAGCAAATGCTGGTGGCCCTTACACGGTGACCAATGTGGGAGGCGCAACTTACAGCGCACTAACTCCGTTCTGATATGTATTACAAATCGCCTACCCCCGCGCTTTATTGGTACGACTCAAGTGCGCCATTGACGGGATTACCTGATGGTTCTGTGCCCTTAACCAATGAAGAGGCTAAAGCGTTTGTGGGATGTGAATTGCATGGTTCATCACCATATCCAAGTTGGGTGTTGCATGAAAGTGAAGCGTATTGGATTGCCCCAGTAGCAATGCCTGATGATGGCAAAATGTACGAGTGGGATGAAAACACGTTAAGTTGGATATGAACTTTTTTGAGGGGGCGTTTTTTGTAGGAGAATTTTTTACCGTCCAAGTAGGAAACTTTTTTGACGGAATGTTTTTTAATGGGGATTTTTTCAACGAATCCGCCATTAACTTCTTTTCAGGTGCTTTTTTTGCAGGTTCGTTTTTTTCTGCTATTCTTCAACTGTTTATTGAAATTCGCTCTTTTACCGAGCGCAGGAGATTTTAGATGTCACTTAATCTGAAGGCTATCACCACCCGTTTGGGCTACCAGCAAATTACTTCGCTGAGTTCCGCAACGAGTCTAACTGTCCCCACTAAGGACTTGAACGGGTTGAATTGCCGTCCGGCAATTGCGCTTATTACGCCTGAAACGCAGGCTGTTCGGTGGCGTGATGACGGCGTAGCACCTACCGCATCGGTGGGTATGCCGCTTGCGGCTGGCGTAACGCTTCAATATGACGGTGACCTAAAAGCCAT